CATAACACAGCCGGTTTATGGAACAGGCCGAAGTCGGTTGCCCGCCTGGAATAAAACGGCTTTGCCATTCCCGCCACCTAGACAGAATTTCGATCCAATAGCGTTTACGAATATGAGAAATCAGGGGCAGGCGGGTTATCCCCGGCAGGCGTGGTTTTAATTATGAAGAAAGTCACGATAGCAAGCCGGTTTGACGAGACATTTGCCAGTGAGAAATGCCCGAAGTGTTCGATGATTAACGTCAATTTCATCAATATTAATTTGGATGCGGGTTTGCTCGGATGCTTTTCTTGCGGGGGTGTTTTTGTATCCAAAAGATTTAGGAACAATCTTGACGTTCGGGCTATGTTGACGGAGCAGAAGGAAGATAAGCGTTTTATTTGTTCCGTACCTGGGTGCAGGAGGGATTGTGGCACGAAATTGGGTTTGATGAAGCATGAAGAAAAATGCAGGAGGGAGAACATGGAAACCAATGGCGAGTGAAGATAAGGAAATTTGTGAACAAGAAAGAAGAAAAAGAAACAAAACCTAAAGAAATCCTTCAGCCGTCCGATGTGAAGCTTGATTACGCATCTATGGAAGAACGGTTGAACAAATGGATTTATTTCATTAAGTTCCAGCAGACGGAGATCACGAATTTTCTCCGGCAGGCACCGCACAAGACGATAGGATTGTTTTCAGGCAACCAGGCTGGTAAAACAGCGTCCGTGGCGTTTCACTACATTCTCCGCGTTCTCGGTATTCATTTGGTGCCCGACAAGAACATACTCGCCCGCAAGGTGCGTTGTATGAGTTCCAGCTTGCCGGAAAACGATAGCGAAGAAGAACAGGATAACACGCAATATTTAGAGTTGAAAAGATTTCTGCCTCCGGAGATGATTGAGAAGGATATTACCGCCCGGTCTAAAAATCTTGTAGTGCGTCGTCCGCTCGGATTAAGCAGTCCGAAAACGATATTTGAGTTTCGATCCAGTAAGCAGGAGCTTCAGGACGTGGGAAAGATTCAACTATCATCGGTATGGCATGATGAAGAAACCCCGAAGGGCCACAGGGAAGAATGCAAGATGCGACTTTTTGCTGAAGGGGGAGACGAAGTTTTTTCGTTGACTCCTATCAATGCGCTTAGTTATTGTTATGATGATGTTTGGACTAGGGCCTCCTATATTTATCGTACCAAAACTATTCAGGACAAATTCGGCTTGCCCGAGGAATCCTGGCCGAACAGGGGCGCGAATATCGCCTGCATTCAAATGGCAACCGATGACAATCCCATTCTGGAACAAGATACGATAAACCGACTTTTCGAAGATATTGTCGATCCTGACGAACTGGCCCTGAGACGATACGGCGTGTTTAAGGCTATTTCGGGCAAGGTGCATAAAACATACGATCCTGTTATTTGCTACATCTCCATGGACAGATATTTTCCGAACGGCGTGCCTTACAATTGGATACACTGCCGGGGAATCGATTATCACGAATCACGAACTCCATGGAGTATCGGATGGGTTTCCGCATCTCCCGACGACGAATGGTTTCTCTGGCAGGAATTTCATCCCGCCATAGACGGTCCGCATGCCTATAATACCTGGGATATCGCAAATGCGATTATCAGGAAATCGGGGGATTACATCTACACCCTGAACCTGATAGACCCGCTGGCAAAAAAGAAACAGGCGAACACCTTGTTTTCCACCACGGACGACCTGACTAGGTATTTTAAAACAATTCACGATGATACCGGAATAGGTACGGCTGCTTTTTGGGAAGCATGGGACACCAAGGATACTAAGGGAAGGAATGAAGTCGCCAAAAGATTCAAGAACGCTGTCCGGTGCGGCAAACCGTTCAACAACCTGATTACCGAACACGGGAAGGTGCGCCACCTGCCGACATTATGGATTATGCACACCTGCCCGAAATTTCATAAAAGCCTGATGATGTGGCGTTATGGCGAGTTTGTTACCAGCCAGACAAAAGCGGTGAACGATCCGAAAGGACAGCCGCAACAAAGATTTTCGCATGATAATATGGTTTTGGAATGTCTAGCAAAAGACCATCGTTTGCTTTATGCTTCTCATTTTATTAACAACCCGGCCCGGCAGGCGAAAAGAACAAACAAAAGCATTACGGGACGTTAATATGATAGGTAAAAACGTATATGTTTCTGGAAACAAGACCGTAAACCATGATCGGGAATATCATGATAGCCACACCCGCACATTCATCGGCCACCCTGATATGAACGATGAAATAAAAAAAATGTTGCAATTTTGGGCGAAACGGCGAAAATATAAAAAGATTCTGCTGTTCTTTATGGTGAAATGCAAATTCGACGAGGAGTATTCCGTTTTCTTGCTTCGGGAACTTGTGCGAAGGAATATATGAGCAATATGATAAAAAAGATAGAGAAAAATGTTCGTAAAAAAGTCATTGCGGAATACTCCATTAAGCTTTTTGCTGACGACAGTGTTGAAATATCCGGTCCGATTGATGAGCAATTTATCGTATTATACCGCCACGTTATGAACAAGGCCGAAAGGGCGGTCCTAGATCGTATAAAGCAACAAAAACAAAGCCAGATTATAGTTCCTGAATTGAAAGTGAAGGTGAATTGAAATGCCCGCTAAATTGGATAGATGAGTTAAGAAGGCCCGCAAGAAGGGTGTGAAATCGTCGTGGGCGGTTTGCGTGAAATCTACCGGTATCAAGAAGAAAAAAGGTGGTGGCTGGACTAAAAGGAAGAAAAAATGAGTCCTGATTACAGCGAAAACAAACCTGCTGATGCTTCACGAAAGACCCTCCTGAATTGGGAAGAGCAGCTTTGCAAGCAAATTCGCACCGAATGGGAAAAAGGCAAAACCTATGTTGACGATCTGAACGTAATGTATGACGATATCTATGCCATGTTGCACGGCGAAAGGCCCAAGAAAGATTACGACTGGCAAAGCAACGTTGTCATAAATAAAGTCTTTCAGGCGGTATCGACCGCGATTCCCTATCTTACCCAAAAGATATTCGGCGCGACACCCATAATAGGCGTTAAATCATACAACCAACAGGGGTCTTGGGAGCGGCAAGAGATACTCGAATTCTGGCATACCATGCAGGCGCCCCCTGGGACTAACCATACGCCTTATTTTTCCGTTATCGTAATGTGGGTGCTTCGGGCACTTCTGAACGGTGTCGGGATTATGAAAAAAACATGGAATCAGAAACTTAAAACCGAAACCGAAACCCGCCAAGTTGATATTCCCCTGCAGGATGAGACTGGGGCGAATGTCCAGACGGAACTACATACCATTGAAATTGAACACACTTTTCCTGTCGAAGATTGGCCCCTCAATACTCCGATCAACAACAAGGATATCGTATTCGACTGGAACCTTAAACCCGGTGAAAGCATCAGTCGTGGGCGGTTTGTCATTCACAGGGAAATGGTCGATCTGGATTTCCTGTATCGATCTGGGCTTTATATGAACCTCGGTGAAATAAATCCGAAATTGAACACGACCGATTCCGAAACGCGCAAGGCTCATGAAGTGCCCGGTCAGGAAAACGTGCCCGATTCCGATATCTACGCCGACATAGAGGTGTATGAAAGAGTAGGGATTCTTCCAGTGAAGGAAACGAAAGGCGGGTATGAGCCCGTATTCGATAAGGACGATATTTACGGAAATGATGATATAGAGATGATTAACATGATTGCAACCGTTGCAAGATTGGGCAGTTCGGGAGAGCAAAAAGATATCCTTATCCGGTTTGAACCAAATCCCTACGAGTGCATTAATTATATCGATGTGCATATTTTTCTGGATTCTGAGCGATGGAATTCGATTGGCCTGATAGAACCCATCAAAGATTTGCAGGTGGCGGTCAACGATAACATAAACGCCATGTTCGATGAGATATGGCAGAATCTTATGCCGCCAGTTATAGTGAATAAATTCGCCTTGTGGGATTGGGATACTATGGTGTACGCTCCTCACCAGCGGTGGCTTGTAGGAGGCTCTCCGGCAGACTCCATACATTTCAAGGAACCATCTAATATTACCCGCGATGCATGGCAAAAACACGCCTTACTCGATAACGAGATCCAGGTGTCCACCGTGACGAATTCGATGCAGGGCATGGGCCGGGAGAAAACTGCGACCACGAATGTCCTGAACGCTCAAATGACCGCTGGAAAGCTGGATTTTATACTTAAAATGATCGAGGTGACTGGTCTGATACCGTCCGCGCAGATGGACGTGAAATTTGCCAAGATGTTCGCGCATCCCCTTACGTTTCAGACTATTCTCGGCAGTCAGTTTCAATATTCCGATTGGGAGGAAACTTATAAATACATTCCCGCTGCTGCTTCCGTAAAGCTGGAACACCAGAAGGAAACCGAAATTATGCAGGACATTCAACTTATGCAGATTGTCGGTTCTATGCAGAATCCGAATGTGCCGAAAATCATGAACGTCATTTGGGGCAATATTTTGAGAAATCGTAATATGCCGAAGGAGGCCGGTTTCTTTGATGAAAACTTTTTTGAGCCTGCCTCGGAAGCTGGGAACATGCAAATGCTTCGGCGGATGCTTGGCGGCGGTGCTATGGGAGGTGGCGGCCAAGTACCCCAGAATCAGAATGCACTGCCTATGTCCGGCCAAGAACAAAGTGTCAGAAGAGGAACCCATCAGCCGAGAGGTATGTAAATTTGGAAGAATCCGACAAAATAGAACTTGGCGCAATAGTATGGAAAACGCTGTTCAATGAGGAGCAGGAAAGACTCCCGGACCCGAACAAGCCCGAAAACACGGCAAGAATTAATGCCGAAATGAAAGCCAAGGCCAGGAGATTCAAAGCATTTGTGGAAGGCCCCGGGAAACCGTTTTTCGAAGAGATACAAAACAATATTAGGTGGGGTATGTATTCTATGTTGATAGCAGATTCCATCCAGTGCGGATGCCCATTTTGCTATACGCGAAACAAATTGCAGTGGCAGACTAAACTTTTGGCAAAGGCGTTCAATGTTATAAAAGAATAAAACAACGGGCTAACCCTGCCGGCCAGCAGGGTGACGGTTTAACCGAGTAATTAAGGGGCAATGCGGTGCCGCATCATCGTTTTTGCCCCTTTTTTATTGCCCGCAACCAAACAACTAGGAGGTAATTTTTATGGTAGACGAACCGATAGAACCCAAAGATCCTTTGGACAGTCTGTCCGATCCAGAACCCGATCCAGAACCCGGTCCAGGACCCGAACCGAAAAAGTTCAGCGATATGACCGCTGACGAACAAAAACAGTTTCTATTTTCCGGGATGGGAAGGCTTGTGGATAGGCAGATTTCGGAAAAGGTTCTTCCAGAAATTCAGAAAATGATGCCGGCGCTGCAATCGGAGCCACAGCCTCAAATGAATTTTCCGGCAGGCAGCCAGGAAGAAATGATAAAAAAGGTTAATGAGCAGCTTCAGGAAAGGATATTTTCGGGCGATGTTATGGGCGCATTCAATATAATGTCACAAGTTCAGGAAAGAGCAAGGCAAACTCTATCGCAGCGACAATTTGTTTCTACTGAAAAGGAGCTGATCGCATATTCGAACCAACCTTACTACAAAGATGTTTTCCCGGAAATGAAGAAAATTGCCGTAGAAGCTGCCGGCCAGGGCTATCCCCCCAAAATTGCGGCCCTTGTTGCCTATAATAAAGCGATTGCTGACAGGGCGTTGAAACGAACCACAGCACCCAAAAATCTGGACATGCTGAAAGGCGGAAGTCCCCAAAAACGAATCAGTCCCTCGAAACTACCCGATCAGTTCAAGCAGCAGGCCCAAAGGGATATAGACAAGGGAATATTCAAAAACGAGAAGGAATATATCGACAATCTTTCCCCTGCAATCAGGGCAAAGTACAGTATTTAAAGGATTCCCCTTATGGCAAGGACACGAATTCCAAGCGGCAATGAAGACACGGATTTTGTCAAATGCCGAAGGTGCGGTTTCCCCTGCAAGCTTTCTAGGGACAAAATCAAGCCGGGCAATGGAAAAGTCTTTACAACATTAACAGGCGTAGTTTCCCAAACCCAATACCCAGATAACTGGACAGTAACTTACGGGTGCCCGCAATGCGGTCGTGGAGACTATACGGCTTCACTATGACACCACAATAAAGGAGATACAAATTATGCGTATTTTACAAGATATGCTGAGTGGTATTAAGCCCGTCCCGAAAGACATGATCTATAATGGAAGCCTTGCGGCGGACTGCGTGACTGCACGCTATAAGGGGTCCGTGGCGAAGTTTATGAATTTCGACGACCTTGATCATGGAACATTCGTGACGTTCGGTGGACTTGCCACTATCGGAGAACGGGTTTGTGGCCTTCTGGAAGAGGATGTCGGCATAACCGGCAATTATCTTCCCGATTCAACAACCTATGGTCCGGTTTACAAGAAGATTGCACCGTGCTTTGTGAGCACGCTTGTTGAGGCGGAGTACGCTCGGGCAGACAGGGCCGGGACCGATAACTACGATACCAATTACTCCGGAACCACAACAGCCATAACGTGTGGGGATGGTATCACAACGGCAGATGTGCTGATAGGCGGGTGGCTTTACTTCCTGAACGGTCCTGCGGCCAATCAACTTCACTACATTACCGACAACGATAACGGTGGCATTATTACGGTGGCGACCTCAGTAGCGGCAGCAGTTGTAGCCGCTGACGACCTGCTTGTAATCTTGCCACCCCATGTCAACAAGTGCCTGTTCGATGCAACCTATACCGGCATCCTGAGTGAATGCGACGACAATCTGTGGACGCATCCTATCCAGGGTCTTAGCACGTGGATTTCCGCACCGGGCATTCCGAAACAAAAACTTAGCCGTGACCTGCATGACGGGCTGTCCATCGCAAATGCGCGATTTTATCATCAGTTTACGTTCTCAGGCTGTATCGACGACAACGCGGCAACCATACCAAACGCATGGTGTGGTTCTAACCGTTAATAGGAGGTGACAAAATGCCAGACACAATTATGATTTCGGAAAATTTTGGCGACCTCCTTGACGCGAGGATTCGCAAAATTTTCGATGACGACTACAAGGAACGAATTAACAAGTCTATGATTCCTATGATTTTCGGGATGGAGAAATCAGCCGCCGCTTATGAAATCGTATCGGGGATCGGTGGCCTGGGGGATATTCAGGAGTTTGAAGGCCAGATCTCTTACGATAGCATGGAGCAACTGTATGACCAGACCTTTACATTTCCGGAAAAGGCGCTCGGCATCAAGGTCGAACGAAAACTGAAGGACGACGATTTGTTCGGCAAGATCGATCGCCAGCCATGGCAACTTTCCGTATCAAAAGCCAGGACCAGGGAGAAAACCGGTGCTGCCATATTTAATGGCGCATTCGTGGGAACTGCCGGACCGGATAGCCTGCCGTTATGCAGCGCATCCCATCCCTACAGCCCTACAGATATGACGGTTCAAAGCAATGCCGGGTCAACAACCTTTTCAGCGACAGCGGTCGAAGCTACCAGGTTGCTCGGGTACACCTCGATCTTCAATGATCGCGGCGAACTGCTGGAGGTTAATTATGACACCCTGCTTATTCCGCCAGCCCTGGAAGAGTCGTGTTGGATGCTTGTAAATTCGAAAGGACAAACCGAGACTGCCAACAATAATCGCAACTTCCATTATGGAAAATACAATATGGCGGTGTGGCATCGATTGACAGACTTAAACAACTGGTTCTTTATCGATTCCGAGTTGTCCAAGAAATTTCTGTTATGGTGGGATCGAATAGATGACGGCATCAAGCAGGACAGCGACAGTGATACTATGGTAGCGAAATGGTACACTTACGAACGGTATACCGCTGGATGGGCCGCATGGCAAGAAATTTACGGCCATGCTGTAAGCGGCTAACAATGTAAGCTAACAGTTACGATGGAAGGGAGCGATTCCCGCTTCCTTCCAATTCTCCAAAGGAGGAATCAATATGAAAGTAATAGACAAACACTGTCCAATGGACGCCCCCCGTTGTCGGGATGACTGCCAATGGTACATGAACGGCGAATGCGCCATGAAGGTCATTGCCAAAAACTTATCGGAAGCGAAGTCCGTAAAACCGATAAAAAAATAGGAGGTGGCACATGAAGAAAAGATTTTTAATATTTGCCGGCCTGTGTCTCATTCCGATAGCGGTCCTTCTGATAGCAGCCAAGCCAGACGGAATTACCCACCTGACAAGCTTATGGATAGGCGATAGAACCGATACCGCCGGAGTAACCCCTGGAGATAATGACCTGTTCGTGTCCGGTACTGCCGAAGTAGACGGTATTATTTATGCCGATGGCGGGATTTCCGATGTTACCGGTGGGGTGACTTCAACCGAAATTGCCGATATTACTCGATCTATCCATATCGACCTGCTTTCCGCATGGCTTGAAGGTACGGGTATGCTCGGGAACGACGGAATTACGGCTCCTGGCGTTTCCACTGCTGCCACCGATGGCATTCCAAAGGTTGTTTATGCAACTAGTGCGGAAACTGCATCCGTTGGCTGGACAATTTTTATACCTGCTGATTATTCGACAGGACTTGCTTTTCGGGTTATGACAAGCAGCAGCCTTGGTACTACTTCGGGTTTCGGATTGAGCTGGGAGTTATGGGTAAACAAAAACCTGACTACATTTGATGCCGCAGCCTACGCCCAAACATCGGTAGGGTCGGCGCAAACCACAACTGCCGCTCTCGATGTAAGCAATGAGGTTCTTACCCTTACAGCGGATGCAACAGCCCTGGCCGGCATAGCGGCAGGAGATGCCGTTACAATTCTTATCGGAAATGCAGATACCAGGGCAGCCGCCGGAACAACGGAAATATGTGCGATAGAGGCGCGATATACAGCCGTCCAGTAATAAATTTAACGCGGGGATCGTATTCGCATCGTTACTTTTTTTCGTAATCGTGTTCAGATTTCCCGTAAAACAGGGCGAAGTAAGAGCATCCTTCATGGTAATCATGGAACTTGCTCTTACGATGTCCCTGATGTGCGTTCTTTGGAAATATAATAAACCCTTTTCGCTGTTTCTCGGCATGGCTACCCTATCGATGTTTTATCCGCATTACGGGCCGATGTCACTCGACGCGCATAGAATGATCTTTATAGGTCTTCTATGGTATTTTTTTCTGGTACATTTCGAAATTGATTCTGGTCATCTGCTGGATGCATTATGTTACGGCGCTTTGATTAATCTTGCCGTTCAATATTTGCAGGTGCTTCAGCCCGTATTGAAATTTGAATTTTGGCTCGGATGTCCTGTTCCGGTTGGTCTTATGGCGAACCCGAATGAAACATCGGCCCTGTATGTTTTTTGTTTCCCGGCGTTTATTCGATTTGGCTGGAAATGGGGGGCCCCCTTGATAATTTCCGGGTTGATTCTATCGAACTCCCATATGGGCATTGCCTGCGTTTCAATCGGTTTCGTAATATGGTTATTGAGTCGTCATAATGCTTACTATACAGCGATTTCGATATTGCTCTTTGCGGGGTTATCGGTATGGATTATATTTTATCCGCCGCAAACCTTGGCGATGCGTGCAGCCGTCTGGGGAGTGACATATCAGATATTGAAACAACACTGGTTTATGGGAGCGGGAATCGGGCACTGGAAAGTATTGTTTAAAGGCCCTATGCCTATTGATGGAAGCAAATGGGTGACAGCCCATAACGAGTATTATCAGGTTTGGGCCGAAATGGGCGTGATACCATTAACACTTATTATTTTATATTTTTCTTGGCTTATTAGACTATTTGTAGGTTGTAGAAAAAGCCAGGAATGGAACGGCAATCGTTATGTTTTTATTTCAATCGGAATGATAGCAATCAACGCAACGGGCAACTTTTGTTTTCACATAGCACCGCTTGCTATGATAGCTTTAACTTGGATGGCAATTCTGGAGGCAAATCTAAATGCAGCAAAACAAAAAACCTGTATCCGCTTTTGATATGGTGCATCTGTCTACGACCCAGATTGGCGGACTCAAAAAGGAAATAAAAGAACTGGAGCAAATGTGGAAAGAAGATCGGCAGCGGGCTAGGCCAAAGATTACCGATGAAGCTGAATTTCAAAAGGTTATCAAAGATAAGAAAAAATTGCTTGTAGACCACGCCCCGCAACCCTTCCAAAGCGAAGCGCAAAAAAACAAAGCGTATGCGGCATCCAAGAAGCTTGCTGAATTCATAAGCAACCAAATGCCGCCAAAACGAGCTTTTTTCCAAATGCATCCGAAAGAAACAGATAAATGGGGCAACCCCGTAATGCCGGATCATACCGAAAAACAAGAATTCGATCGTACAGTTCGGCAACAAATGAGATTTCAAACAAACCCGAAGATTCAAAGAGCGGTTCATCTTTACAAAAATATCATGCGTAGACTCGATCCGATGAACCCGAGCATTGCAAACATAGAACGGCTGAGGAAATAAATGCTGAAACGGACATCGCTTTTTGCTATAGTTTATAGTCTGTTTGTTGGCACGGTTTTTGCGGACGTTGATATTCTGGTGCGACTTACCGACGGGACTGCTGGCAGGCGAGCAGGTGATATTATATCCGTCCTGCCGGTTCCGAATAAAGGCTTTGGTAATGGTCCCAAGTTGCCTAATTATGCTGTTGTCCGAGTGGTTGGTACTACTGTTGAGGAATTTAAGAAATATCATCAACGGCACTACCGTTTCCTTGTTGAAGAAAAGAGCGCCGCCGAAAGTTTGACGTTATCCATAGGAAGCAAGCGCAGACTGACTGAACAGGGGGAGGAAGTAACATACTATTACTATTTTCAGTTGTCTAATGAAAATGTTGTCGAGAGGTCTATAACTATTGAAGATGCCCACCAGATTTACATTGAAGGAGTCGATTATGAGGTTGATTACAGTATAGGAGAGATTATTTTACTCCCTGATTCTGGCATATCGTATGTAGATGCCGAGTCATTTTTAGTTGAATATGAAATAACCTATAATTACTCAATATATAAGACTGTCCGGAGCCATTATCGACTCAACAAAACCAAACTCATAGTATCAGATCAGATCCAGCTCAATTCTGGAATGCTGATCAAGTCATATACTGATTTAGTCCCTGCCCTTGTAGATCGTACCACAAATGCAGAAATTGTGGCATCAGAGCTTATAAGCAAGTGGGTCGAATGGAAACAATGGCTCAGGTATTGGGCCAGGGTAATTATTCCACCGGACCGAACGTTTGCTGCTACCATTGTCACTAAAGTCATAGATCCCGACAGCGGCGGTGGCACGGATTACATTTCTCTGGATCTGGGGGAAGATGACCTCCTTGGCACCACTTCTGGTGACCTTGTTGCTGACAATGAGATAGCAGTTGCCCAATGCCGCAATTCCAGCGGTAGTCCAGACGCGTCAGCGATCAACATACTGGGCTGGACTACTGGAGCAAGCAATTATATCCTAGTTGAGGCATACACTGGCTATAGACACGCTGGAGTTTGGGACGCAAGCAAGTATTATCTTTACAATAATGACGTAGCAAATATAATGCTGATTATAAATGAGGATTTTGTAAGGATTGATGGCATACAAATCCATGTAGTAGAAACCTCAACTAATAACAGACGAGGGATAGGTATTATAGATGGAGATGTTACTGTAAATAGTGATATAAGGGTATCAAACTGTATTATAAAAGGGGAATGGTCAGGATCGGGCAACTGTTCAGGAATTAGAACAGCGGATGCGCATGCAAATCTAACAATATATAACACTATAATATTTGCATCCGGGGTTAGTAACAGCTTTGACGGAATAACTAACAGTTCCTCAAATTCTCTCGCTGTATATAATACAACAATAGACTGTTACATTGGAATTGATGGAAATAGTAATTCCAATGAGGTAATAAAGAACTGCGTTGTCTTTAATGATAATGTCGGGACTCCTGATAATTTTCTGAATGTTGGCGGAACGATAGATTATTGTGCCTCTGACGATGGGGACGGCACGCATGCTATTGCTCCATTTGGTGGTGATTGGGCAAATGAGATGGCTAACTACGCAACAGATAATTTTACACTCACAGCAGGCGGGAATTGTGAAAATGGAGGGGTTGATGATCCATCGGGGTTGGGATATGGAGACCCAGATATAACAGGAGTAGCAAGGACGAGCACATGGAGCGTCGGGCCGTTTGAGGTTGGTGGAGTGGCTCCTCCAGCTACTACCATACCTGTATTTATGTATCACTATATGCATCATTAGGAGGAAGTATGAGAAAAATACTGGTTTTTTTCTTTCTTGTCTTGGTCCCAAGCATTTGCTCTGCCGGGTTTGGTGGCTACCTCAAGGCAGATACAGCTACTTCTGCGTTGATAGGCCCTTTTGTTGACAAGACAGATGGACTTACACCAGAGACAGGAATTACGCTTGGCGGTGCAGACGAGGCTGAGCTTATAAAGCATGGAGCCACCACCGTGGTGGATATTTCTGCTGCGGGATGGATTGCCTTTACTAGTTGTGATGGATATTACTCTCTATCCATCACTGCTGCTCATACAGACACAGAGGGGAGACTTACAGTCGTAGTGCAGGATGATAGTGTTTGCCTGCCGGTGCGTGTAGACTTCATGGTGCAGAATGCTAATGTCTTTGACTCTCTCCATGCTGCTGCAGCCACAGATTATTTGCAAACAGATACAATTCAAGTAAGCGGAACCTCTCAAACAGCAAATGACAACGGAGCAGATATCAATGCAATCTTGCTTGATACTGGCACCGATGGGGTGCTTATAGCTGCTGCGGAACCTGTGGCAATTAGTGTGGCAGCAATTCTCGTTGACACGGCTGCGATACAGCCAAAACTCCCAACTAATTATATCATG